GCACTTTCAATTGTTTCAAGAAGCGAGACAACACTTTGGAGACATTGAACTGGTCGGGATACTTGTCCACCAACGCCAGCACAGCTTGGTTCTGAGCCATGCGCTGAGTCTCAGAGAAGATGTGCGGATCAGACACCGGAACGATGTCGGTGTTCTTGGCAAAGTCGTCACGCTCAATATCCAAGTCGGTGACAACGTCAGCCTTGCGCATCTCGTCAAAGTGCCAGCGGTTCAAGCGGCACAAAATCTTCAGCACACGGGCTTGAGACTCATGCAGTCGAGCGTGAATGGCGGAGAACACCGCAGCACCCTGTTCAATCAGCGCTTGAGTCGTGCCCACAGGGGCTTGAGAATTGACGTCAGCGACCTTTTCTTCGCTGGTGGTCACTACACCCTTAGCGGCTTGATCAAGCCATCCAAGAAGCTTAAATAAAACTTCTGATGGCGGATTAAACGGCATGGGCATCGCCACTTGACGAATGTCATTAACACCGGGTGCGCCCTCAATCTCAATCACTTGAGTTACGTCAGGTTGTGCAGATTGACCACTGATCTTTGCGCCCTTCATCTTCAGCATGGTGGCACTATTGTTGATGTGAGCCGTATCCAACAAAGCGCGTAAGGCGCCAGTAAGGGCAGCGCTCAAGCCACCAATCAACTGAGGTAAACCAATCGCATAAGCACCTCGCCACGGGATGAACTTAAACTCAACAATCCAATCCAGCTTGGTCATTGTTTCGTCTGTTTCCTCCCAGTTGCGGTACAGACCCACGACTTGATTGCTCAACTCGTCAATCATCAAAATGTACGGAGCCATCTCACCTTTGGAATACTTGTCGTCTTCAAGTTCCATGTAGGTGTAGATGTGGTAGACCTTGCGCAGACCGTCATCATTGTCCTCATACTTCTTGCCCTCGATCTTGTCGTTGGCTTTCTGAGGCTTGGTGGGGTCAATCTCCATCGTGGCGCGGGTGATGCTCACGTCACGGTACATACCAGACGCCACACGGCGGTTGAACTCCCAATGGGTGATCTCGTGCATTTCAGCCGCACGTTCTGCCGTGTAGAAGTTAGTCGCCGCAAACGGCAAAATCACTCGGTCAATCGGCAAGAACTCCACACATGGGCGTTTCTTCTTCTCGTCGTACCACAGCTTGAAGTACTGTGAGCCGCCCAAAGGCAGTTGGGTCAGCAATTGTTCTTGCTCGTCACGGAACTCTTCAATCTGTTCGGTGATCTGCCAGTTCAGGAAGTCACGCTTGCGCTCGGCGACCTCAAGTTTTTGGTCGTCAACCGTGCCAATGATCTTCGTGCGTACAGGGCCGTCCGGCGGGAACATCTCTTTGATCGCCCGTGCAGCGAAGTCGACGCAACCCTCAGCCATGGCAGGATGGACGACCTTAGAGGCTCCCATAAAGGTTGCACCTCCGGGGGCATCATTGCCCATACCAGTCCGACGAATACCCTCTTCATACTGCTTATCTCTTAATTCTCGTGCGTTCTTGTCGTTCTCAAGCAGGTCAATGTACCGAGCAGACAGCGGCTGCAAATCCCAGTCGCTCATGCTTTCTGCCATGTTGGAGTAGAAGTCAGGGTTAACCTCTGGGCCGTCCTCCGGCAGCGTCACTATCGCAGAGCCATCAGGCAGTTCTTCCGTGTCAATGTCCTCTTCAGGAATGTCTACTTCAGCACTGCCGTCTTCGTTCAGTTCTGGGTCGATGTTGTCTTGCTCTTCCATCACTTGGCCTTCTTAAAGTGTTTAACGCTCATCAGTTCGTACTGCATGGCGTCAAGGTTGGGCGAAATTGTAACTTTTTCTTTGGTGATGCCACGCCCAACGGGCTTGATTGTCCCACCTTTTTTGGCCTGCTGGGGTTCGTTCTTTTTCTTATCGTGCTCAATCCATTGCTTCATCACATTGGTGGCATACGCTTTGGTTGGGTACACGTCATGGATGTAATCGCCTTCATGAACACTCCAGCCAACACGTTTTCCCTCGTCGTCATGGTAGGGTTTCACTTCATACTTGGACGGCACACTACCGCCTCTGGCCATTGCTGCTGGTTGTTGCGGCTGCATAGCACCCAACGCACGGCCTTGAGGCGTCATCTGGAGGATGTTGCTGGGCTGTGGAGCGCCTTGAGGGCCACCTTGAGGGGCTGGGCCACCTTGTGGTGGTTGGCCGCCTTGCTGGGGCTGCTGTTGGCCTTGCTGGGGCTGTTGTCCGGGAGGCTGTGTGGGCCACAGTTGTTGTCCGGGCACGGCAGGTTGCATATCAATACCACCAACTGGCAGTTGGCCGGGGTGTTGGCCATGAGGCAGGATAAAGTCTTTGGTCGGCAGGTTGGGGGCTTCCTCGGCGCCAACATTGGTGATGTTTGAGAGGCTTGTCGGTTGCTTCATCATCAACTCTGCTTGCATTTGACTTAATGATGGCATAGAGCCTCCTGTTGCTTTGTGAACGATGCCGCCGCGGGCTTTTTGTTGAACTGGCGGTTCATAACCGTGATGAGCCATTCCTTTTTCAGCTTCGTTGAGCCAATAATTAAGGCTTGGGTAGTAGTCATTCAAACTGCTGATATTTTCTTCTGGGTTTTTAATAACATTCAGTAGTTCTGGAGCCGAGTAGGATGACTTTGGATGTAGTGGTTGACCATAAATTTTTTCTAATTTGTGTTGATCCTCATAATCCAAATTAAGCAAATCTTTGTCTCTTTTTGCTTTGGCAGCGTGTTGTTCTTGATAAACTGGATGGTTTTGCAAGAAGTCAATTGCTTTTTTGATGCGTGGCTCGTAATGTTTTTTTGCTTCGCTTTGCTCCAAATACTTGTTGTTGCCAATAGGAACCATGTCGGCGTGATGCAAGTCTTCAACATTTGTCCAATTACCCGACTTCACAAAATCTTGCGCGTAAGGAATGTACTTAGCCACTGGCTTGGCGTTTCCCTTGCCCTTAATTTGCTCAATGCGCTCGGGGGGATTCTTCATTATTCTTACCGCCTCATCGTCAGGCAAGTCAGCAGCTTGTCTGCCTAGTTCAGCGCCACGCACTTTGTTTACTTCAATAGTTACATGCGGCTCATTCTTTTTGTCACGCAGACTAAAGATACGAGTATTGCCACTTGCAACATCTGGGCAGTACCCACCAACGCAGTGGCCCATTGTGTCGCCTTCATACTTCAGCGCTTCTTCCAGCTTGCTGTAGTTGGGATGTTGGACATGGTTAACGCCTTGCGGATCGGTGTATGTGCCGGACGGATGTTGGCTCCAGCCTTCGGGCAGGTTCTTGTCCAAAGCCAATTCCAGCCATCTAAAGCCGTTGCCGTAGTCCTTATGGACTGGCATGCCTTCAGTTGCTTTGAGCGCAGTCTCAGCCATTTTGCGTTTGCGCTCTTCGTTGTACTCATGCGCACGACGGACAGCCTGCTCCATGCTGACCTTGCTTAATTGTTCTGGGCGCATACGACCTTCAGCTAAGTCTTGCTTGAGGATGTCCACCAAATGATCGAAACCAAGATAGTGGGCGTGCATGCTATCTGTCGGTTCAAAAACTTTGGTTGATGGATCAACATTGGCCATCCATGGCTCACGTCTTGATTTTTCTAAATGGGAAACATAATTGGGATTCATTGCAACATCAGTTGCGTCTTCCCATGCCTGTGCATGTTCAGACTTGCCAAGTTTTGGGGCATCCCAACTTGTGCGATGTCTATCTGCTTTGTGGCGATTTATTCCAATTTGATTTGGGTCAACATGCAAAATACCTTGTTCGGCCAATTTACGCACCGGGTCATCATGCGTTGCCATCTGCTTTCGAATGTAGTTGCCAAGGTTGCCTTGAATCCATTGGTTCATTGCAGCTTTGTTGACATCAGGGTTCTTAAGCTTTTCTTGTAGATGCGTGATTACTCTTGAAGCGCCGCCCGTATAACCGGGTTGACTGGCCGCTTGTTCCAATTCAGCAATTCGTTTCTGAGTTGCTTTGTCTAACTCTGGGCCATGTGGGTATGATATGTTGCCAACAATCTCTTTGGACAACATCGGGTCAATGACTTGTTCAACACCCTTCATCCAATTCTTTGGCCCTTGACCACCGATGGCCAAGTGAACGGGCTTCTTCATGGCCAGAGCGGCTTGCATCTCGTCAATGGTTGGTTCTTTCACATCGCCTCCATCCGCAAAACCGCGGGTCTTGCGCAGCATGTCGTAATACTTGGCCATTTCTTGTAGGTGCTGTTCATCCACAATCTGGTGCGGGTAAACCTTTTGGATCGTGCCGGTAAAGTCTGCGGGCCGATAGTGCTGTCGAATGTATTGAGTTGCATCAGGGAATGCCACTTCAACTGGAGCCAACTCAGGAGCGGCGCCCAAAGCACGGCCTTGAATGCCATGGCTGTATGTCTCATGCTCTGCGCCGGGGATCAATGACTTACCGGGCATCATCTGGCCAACTGAGTGGCCGGTCATGCTTACCTCAAGATTGCGTAATGCTGGCTCAGTCACAGCCCATTCTGTATCCAAACCACTGGGCAAACCCAACGGCTTGGTCAAATTGCTGGTCTTCATTCGGCTGTTGAACCACTTGCGCAGTTCGGGGTTATTCTTCATCTGCTCCAAAGCCTCTGGGCCAAATGGCACACCAGCAAACTCAGGGAAAGTTATATGCTCTTTTTCGCCAGTCTTTTGGTTCTTACGCAAGAAACCGCCAGCAATTGCCTTGTTGAGCATTTCTAGGCTTTGCTGTGATGGTGAAGAATTCAAAATTGCTTTTATGTTGGCATCTGCCAAATGTTGGGCAAAGTTGTTTGCCACACGGCCCATGGCCAAGTGATGGGCAATCACTCGAGGATCTTGACCCGTCATGCGGGCTAACTCATCCACTTTGTTCTGGAAGTTCTGCGCTGGCACTTGACCAGATGCCCAGAAGAATGGTTCGTCCTTATGCAAATGACCATGGCCATACCGTGGGCCGCCTTGTTGCTCTGAACCAATGGGCAAGCCATTGATGTGCTCCAAGATTTGGTTGGAGATGGTTGTGTCGCCGGGCAGACCGATATTGATGTCGCCCTTCTTCATCTCATAGCCAGCACCGGGTGTAACAGTGCCGGTAGGGGTCAAGCCATACTGAAGTCCTTGCACACGCTTGGCTTCAGCCATTGAACGGCCAGCAAGGTTTTTGGTATCACCCGGCTTACCAGAAGTAACGTGCTCACCCGTTTGTTGACGTGCAATACGATCAACAATCTCTTGCATCTGCTGAGTGGTAAGCGCTTGGGCGCGGGGCAATTGGAGAGGAAGGGCTTTTTCTTTGCCGCCTTTTTTGAAGTGTTCCACATTGCCTCCATCGGCTTTATGTATCAAGCCGCCACGAGCAGCCAATAAATCGGATTCTTTGGTTCGAGTTGGATCAAATGCGGCAAACTTGCCTCTGATTTGACTAGGATGAAACACAATACCAACGTCAACCATCTTTGGTTGGCCCATAGAGCCACCCGGATCAAATGTGTTTTTTAGTATCAATGCGTCATGCCCGCCACGCATTGCTTTGTCCATCAGGTCTGAATACGTTTCATCCCGATATGTGTTGCCTTGAAAGTCGTGATACATCGGGTTTTTATACCGCAACGCCACCGGCATGACGTTCGCACCAGATTCAACTTCAGAGGCCTTGCGCTCTGCCTGAACCGCCTGATACTTTTTAATTGCATCAATGGCTTGCTTGGCATGCTTTTCACCAGTTACGGAATTGATTTGATTGATTAAATTCTCAAAATGCGGTTTTTCATAACTGGTATACCAACCGTATGGCATCAATTCCTTATGCAGCTTGTCGTGTGCTTCATAATCTGCTTGTGACATGTTCTTAAACTTGTCTGCATTTTGAGCGCCATACCAAGCGTTATTGATCTTCTCCAGCATCTCGTCTCTGGCATCACCGTGCTTGGCTACCAATCCTTGCCGATAGTTCATTTCATTGGTGACGGCATCTTCAGCCTTCATCATAAACTTTTCGTAAGCATCCCAATTGCCAACCTTCTCAGCAGCATGGGCCATACGCATGGCCTCTTTGTATTCCCTTGATCCGCCTGTGCCTGCATAGCTGCTTGCGGTATGAGCACCATGGCCTTGCATGGTAGGGTTTGGCGGTATAGGTTTGCCAAGCTTTTGAAGCAGTGCCACGCTTTCTGGATCATGGGCAAGCATGTGCGCAGGAGGTGTGCTGGGATCACGCGCAAAGAAGTACCCTTTTTTGGCGCTGGCCGCACCAGTAGCCTCGCCTCGAGTAGCTGGGTCAAACTGCCCAATGTCACCGACTGTTCCGTGATACCAGCCGTGTTCCCAGCCTTGCTGAAGTGACCGCGTCAATGGGTCATGATGCTGACCAACCCGCTCTGCGGCTTCTCGTGCCATCTGTAAATTGAGCGCAGGGTTGATTGAGTCATCTTTGGCCATGGGCACCTCGGGGAGTTTTCGGCATTATGCCAAGCCATGATGACTGTGGCAAACACAATGCTCGAGTCCAGTTTAACTGGGGCTGTGGATAACTTTGCAGTCCAGTTAAACTGGATCACGATGCGTAAGGATTCCCTTTGTGCCGCATGTTGTACAACTCTGCGTCCTCGATGTCATCGCTGTCTACGCTGTCGTCCCGCGGGAAGTCGATGGTAATCCAGCCGCCGTCACGCAGGTAGCGCAGGCCTTGTGAGATGCAGTCCACGAACTCGTCGTGTTCCGTCCCTTCGGGGAATGAACAGATCTGGCTCACCATGCCCTCAGCCCATGCGCGGACGTAGCCCTTACGCTGGTCAGACTCAGGCACCCACACACGGCCAGCCTTGATGATGTTGGCCACGATGCTTAGGCGCTGAATCTTGTCGGCGCGGCCGGGGTTATATGCGTGGACGGGTAGACCAGCCTGTTGCAAGTCTTGTATCAATGAGATGCCAGCCGACTTGTCCTCCACCAATAAGAGGTCGACACGCTTCTTTTCCTTGCCCTCGCCGTAGACGACTTCAAACTCGTCGATTACTTTGGGGCGCAGTTGGGGGTAGGTGAGGTGGTCTTGCCAGCAGTCGATGACCATGACACACATCCCACCGTCGAGGGGCTTGAATACGCCCAGAGTAATGCAGCCAGTTGGAT